TAGATCTTCTCCTGCATGGAATTAATTTCTTTTAGTTCTTCCTGAATAATTTCGGAGTCAAAAAAGTCACTCATTTATGATAGTCCTTAGAATCTTTTTGTATTGAAACATATCAATATTTAGAAACGGTGAATACTTCTTGAGTTTCAAACTTACGGTTTCCCACACTGGGTCCGTAAGTTCCTTATCAAAGTTTTTTGAGAAACGGAATATTTTGTCGTAGATTACGAATGTTTCTAGCGAGAGTCTCCCGCTTAGAAACTCTTTGAGTATCAGAGGGTGTCCCTTGGTACAGTTGAACAAAGTCTCTAACTCGTTCTCCGATAACAATTCGTTGCTTTGCTCTTTGAACAAGTACGTCAAACTCTGTTGGCGTTTCATCCACTCGGCGTAGTTTCTTTCGCCAGAACTGATAATTTCTCCAATCCATAGGTTTTGTGGGTTGTCAGAAGATACAAAATTGGATACCAAAAAGTCTACGACTTCTTTATCAGAATACTTGCGTGAAGTCTTTTCGAACCAGTACTTATCCTTCCTTTTATTGAAGGAAGTCATACTAGCGCGAGTCTTCGCACCGTATTTAAAGAAGTCGTATTTGGGGTTTGTGAAGTGATTTTTGAGCGAAAGATAATGTTGATAAGTTTCAAAGGGGCTCACAATCATAAAGGCAGTTTTGCTCTCGAAGTTCGTTTCATGAAGTTAAGACGAGTTGCGTCCCACTTCAGTCTCTCTTTCAAAGGTTTTGAAATGAGTTTCGTTACAGATTCTACTTCAAGGTTATTGATTTCGCAATAGTGGCAAATAGCATCAATATAGTTGAAGTTTTCTTCTGCTACGATTTTTTCAATTTCGAGAGCGAATTTAGAAGGTGTCAAAAATTTACTTTCTATTGCCTGCTCCAGTTCTTTATTTGGTTCCATAGAGTTCCAGTTTATCTCTAACAAATTTTCTAATATATTTGCTGAGGAGTTTGATGTACTTTGATTTGTCATGTTCTTCATAGACGACGCATTCTCCATTTTCACAAGCCATGATGATTACAAGTTTTTTGACTGAAATACCAGTCAGTTCGTACAGCATACAACCATATGCCATGCACTGTACAAAGTAGTGTTCGATCCACTCTCGTGGTTTTGGTTTTTTAGAAGTCTTAAAGTCTATGATTGCTAGTTCACCGTCATATTCGGCAATACAATCAACTGTCCCAGCAACACCCAGTTGCTTACTATATAGCGAACCTTCTAAGGCGTAAATATTATTTATGCGTTTTAGATTGTCTTTCGATATTTTGAACAGAAAATCAGATATGGGTTGAACCTTTGGCAGGTCTTCATTTTTTAGAAAATGTTCAGTAAGAGTGTGCATATCAGTTCCACGACTTGTTGCCGCTTTCGTGATACGATCCGCTTCCTCATCACCAACTTTCTTGCGCCAGTTGATAAAGATCTCCTTATTAAAATGACTGGTCACCGAAGTAATGGAGACCAGTCGTAGGAGTTCTTCTTCATCTGGAACTTTGTAATATCTTACACCATCAATGGTTTCACGCTCCAAACTAGGGAGATCAATATCAACGTGGTTAAACATTAAAAACCTGCTTCCATTTTAGCAATGATGTATTCTTTGACGAGTCCAGAACGAACGATGTCTTCTACACCAAACTCAATTATATCAAACGATTCCATTTTACGCAATACTGACATAAAATCGACAATACCATTACGCTCATTGGTTTTCTGCAAGTCTGACTGAACTGCATCACCACAGAAACAGATCTTAGTATTCTCGCCAACACGAGTGATAATAGAATCTAGTTCGTGGAAGTTGAGGTTCTGATATTCATCGACAATGATGATAGAGTTATCAAGTGTAGTACCACGAAGGAATGAAGTGGACCAGAACTTGATAGTTTCTTGTGACTTGAGATTACCATAGAGCATTTCAAAGTCAGCATCGGAAGGCATCTGGAACATGTACTTGACCATGTTCTTGTATGGAATCTGATAGATGTCTGCCTTGTCCTCATGGGACCCAGGCAAGAAACCGATCTCTCTGGTTGCTACAAGCGAGCGTACAAGGTAGATACGCTCATATGGAGTACGTTCATCCAATACATCTTGAAGGGCATTGTAGAGGGTAATAAAGGTCTTACCCGTTCCTGCACAACCATAAGCAACAATGTGCTTACCTTCACCATATGAGTCGAACAATCTTTTTTGATTATCCGTTAGTGGTTCAATTTCAACAAGGTACTCTGAACTGAGCGGTTTCTTCCGCTTCATCTGCTTTGCCGTGAGTCCAACCCCGATGGGTTGCTCTGCAGATGCTCTTTTTCTTCTTGCCATTAGATTTTCTTTACTCTAGAACCAGGTGCTTTTGCTGCTTTTCCTAGGACATCATTCCATCCAGGATTAGCTTTACGAAGTTTATCCTTCCACTCACCAACTTCGCCAGAAGAAGGACAAGTAGAAGGATCTGACCAATCCCGTTGCCATTCAGGATTGTCCTTACACCACTGAGACCAGTCGTGAACACTCATGCTCACTTCTTTTTGTTCGCCAGTCTCTTTGTGAATAACAGGATATGTTGCCATAGTTATAAATTCAAGATATTTTATTTAGACCCACTCAAGTGCTTCTGCAACTGTTGGAAACTGCTCCGCAAAGATGGTCTTACACTCGTTTGCAATGTCCATGTGCTCCTTCTGAGTACCGTTAGCAGAACGCAGTTGGATATAATGAATCCACGAACGACAAGAACCACTCATGTACAAACGAGTTGGAGTTGCCAGAGGGAGAACAAAACGAGCACACTCTTTTGCGATTCCTTCATCAAGCATTGTTTGATACAATGCCATTGCATCCTTGAAGTGTTTCTGCATCAGCATTTCATACTTCTGCTTGACGAAAGGATCAATGTCGTCAATAGAATTCTGACGATTCTTGGTATCCTGACGGCGAAGTTCTGGGAGCGGGATCGTCTCTGCGAGTAGGGAACTATCAGCATAGCGTTGGGAAAACTCTTGATATGTGAACGAACGATGACGCAAGATCTGAGCTGCCAGACCACGTGTCGTTTCAATCTCCAGAGTCATGAAACTCTGCTCAAACACAGACCAGTGGTTGTGCTTAATACAATAACCCAGCAACTTAGCATAGTTGGGGTTTTCCTGATTGTTAGGGTTAGAAACACGGGCGACATACGCCATGTTCTTCTCCGCATCAGGAGTTACACTAACCAGTTTTACGCTCATTTACCAAATCCTTTTGAGTTTTCTTTTTCAATCTGAGCAATCTGCTCCTTTACAACTTTAAGTTGCGCTTTCATTTCTCGAATCTTTTCATCATTGTAGAGATGCTCTTGCTTGATGAGTCTTTCAAGAAGTTTTACAAGTTTTTTTGATCTGCTAGTCAGGGTATCCATCGTCGTCATCAAAGATTTCGTCGTAGTCGTGCAGTCCTCCAACAACCTCCTCATAGTTCAAGTAACTCTGAGCATCCGAGTACACTTCGGCTTTGAGGGAGTCTACCAGAAGTTCTAGGTTGCGAACAAGCAGTTTAAGTTTCTCTTTGTCCATTTGGGTAGTTGTCCACTCCTAGTATTTTACACAAAAAAAGAGGGGGTGTCAATCCCCCTCGAATTTTAGTAGTTTATCAAACCATTCGTCCAGATGGACTAGGTAACATGACCAATAGTTGCAACCCCTATAAGTTAATTGATAACAGGCAGGTGGTCTGTTATCTTTATCCATATCATCATAATGATATGTGTAATTTTGCATTACTTACTCAGCAATAGTACTTCTGCATAAATTAGAAGCATGAATGCTGTTGATCCGCCGACAATGCCAGCAATCAAAGCAATCACTTTTTCCCTACCTGGCAGTGACCCGCCATGCAGAGAACTGCTTGATGACGCTTTTGTTCTTTTTGCTTCTGCTCTTTAATGAGTTGAAGCACGTTGAGTTTCTGCATCACTTATCCTCCTTGACAAACTTAATGCCACGATAGGATTCGTTGTGCTGTTGAGGTTGCTGTTGTGCTTGTCTTTGCTCACGACGCTCTACAGTGTCGTATGCTTGACCA